TCACCCTTTCTCCCACCACTTCCCACGCCCCCTCCCCTTGCGCCTTGCCGACTCCTTCAGCGACGCGGCGCGCTGCTCCTCCGGCGTGCGGGTGTCGGGCAGCAGCAGGTGGCTGTGGTCCGGCTCCAGCTTCGTGGGGTCCGGGCGGTCGGCGGGCTTGTCGGGGGTGTCCATACGCCCACCATACGCCCGGGCCGGCTCAGGGCGTGAGATCGAACAACGGCAGGAGCTGCCGGACCACCAGCGCGTGGCCGGCGCGGTTCGGGTGGTTGGACTGGGCCATGAGCGTCTTCCTGTCGCCCTTGAACGAGATGAAGGCCTGAAGGCTGTCGGCGACCGGCACGCGCTCGGCCGCGCCGAGGGCGCGAATCATCGCCGCCTGCGCGCCGAGCTTGTCACCCGGCGAGGTCGGTGAGGCGTCGGTGTCCCAGGTGGGCGTCAGCAGCACCGGGCAGGCGCCAGCGGCGCGGGCGGCACGGATGATGGTCGTGAGGTTCTGCCGGGACTGGGCCAGCGGCAGGCCGCGATCGTTGAGGGCATAGTCGATCAGCACCACCCGGGGGTGGTGGTCCATGACATCGCGCTGCACCCGGGCCAGGCCCTTGGCCGAGCTCTCCCCACCGACGCCGGCCGTGATGACGTTGAGCACGGCGTACGGGAACCGGTCGGCCAGTGCATCCTCCAGCTGCCGGGGGTAGGCGTCGCGCTTCTGGACCTTGGGCGTCACGCCAAAGCCCGCCGGGACACTGTGGCCGAAGGCGACGATGTTCACGTTCGAGTTCTTGGGCCACTGCACCTGCAGGTCGGCAACGACCCGGGCCAGGCATGCATCGGCTGCGAACGCGGAGACGGGGAGGAGTGCGGAGAGGCCGAGGGCGGCAGCGGCAAGGATACGGTTCATCCGGCGCAGGATAGCGCAACCGGATCAGGTCGAGTTCGCGCGGACGAACGCCGCCATCACGTCCAGATCGATTCCCGAAAGCGTCGTCTCGGCATGGGCGCCCGGGATGGTGATCATCTGTATGGTGCCTGCCGCGGTGGCCACGGCGCCGGCATCCGTCGTGTTCGCGATGACATCGGTGGCCCCCACCCACAGCTGCCCCGGGACGCCGGCCAGCGTTGCCGCGTACACGCGCGGGTTGTACTGGGCGCCATACGCTGCGTCGGTGTACGACCCGCCGTAGGCAGCAGCGATCTGCGTGGAGAACCCATTTGCGATCGCGGAGTTCATGTTGGTCACCGGGATGACGCCCACCACCGCGGCCACCTTGGCCTTGTTCGCCCTGGCCCAGTTGAGCATCGCAAGGCCGCCCATCGACTGGCCCGCCAGGATGACCTTGCCCTTCTTGACCTGCGGCAACGTCTGGGTAAACGCATACGCCTCGTCCAGACGGGACAGGAGCGTGGAGTTGCCCCACGTTGCGCTACCGCCCAGATCCGCGCTGATCGTGCAGAGGTTGCAGGTATCGACCAGCGTCCTGACGATCGGCCACCGCTGGGGGCTGGCGGTCATCCAGTCCCAGGCGCCGCCGGAGGCTTCCACGCCGTGCACCAGGATGCAGGCATAGTTGCCGCCCGAATACTCCGCCGGGTCCATAACCATGTCGCGCTCGGCCGCATGGATCCGCCCAAGACCGGTAGTGATTTTCATGCGGTCACCACGTAGATGTAAGGCTTGTCGGCCGCTGCCGCGAAGACGGTGAAGGTGTCCGGGCCACGGTTCAAATACCACGCTAGGTTCACGGTGGTGCCGGGAGCCACGCCCGACAGCAGGAACTGCTTGCCCTGCGACCAGTAGTTCGTGATCGCCGCCGAGAAGAACAGCTGCGCGGAATCGACCCCGTTCACCCGCAGGATGATCGCGGCCAGGTTGCTGGCGGTGGGCGAGTTGTAGAACGCCGTGGACCCGAACGAGATCATGACCGGTCGGTCAGGCATCACGAACGAGAAGGTCATTCCGGGGATCGCCACAATGGCCGAGCCGGCGCTGGACGACACGAAGGGGGAAGTCAGCTCTACCCCGCCGATGAAGGTCCCCGACTTGGCGCTGATGATGGGGTTGCGGGGGTTCGTGTTGTTGACCGTGATCCCGGGCCCGGCAGTCACCGACTGCACGGACGCATTGACCTCCGCGACCTGCGCCAGCGTCAGGTGGTATCGCTCGCCAGACGTGCCGCCCTGCAGCCCAGACAGGCTCGTGTTATGGGCAGCTCCGGGCTGGAGCGCGCTGTCGGCCTTGTCCAGCGAGGCGAGGACCGGCGCGGCCAGGGTCAGCGTCGGGAGGCCAGCAGCAGCATCCCCGTTCACCACGTTGATCTGGTTCGTGGTTCCGGTGATCGTGGCCGCCCTGCTGCCGGTCCTGCGGCCCTTCGCGTCGAAGGTGGTCGCCAGGAGGGTGCCTGCGCCGGTGTCGGTCACGTTGGCCAGGCCAAGATCGGTGACCCCATCCCCGCCCACTGTCTTCGTGAGCTGGCCGCTGGTCGCCGTGATGGCGCCGGCAACGGGGAACCACCCCTTGATGCCGCCCGGCCCGCTGCCGTAGAACTGGGTGTTGCCGGGCGCGGTTGTGTCGTTCTGCAGGGTGATGATGACCGCGCCGTTCGGCTGCGGCACGCCGTTGACCGCGATCGACTCCTGCCCGAGGATCTTGAACGACAGGCCCTGCCCGTCCTCCAGTTCGGCGACGCGCTGCGCCAGCGCTGCGTAGAGGGCGGCCAGGTCCTGGCTGGATTGGACCGATGCAAGCTTCAGGAAGAAGTCGACCCACGCTTTCGTGACGAAGCCGCCGGAGCCAGCAATCGGCTCCGATACTCGCGGGACATCAGCAGGCGATGCCATCAGGCGGCCTTCTTCCCGAAGGCGATCCAGCTGAACTGGAACGGCGTGGACAGGTTGTACTGGCTGCCCACCTGCGTGATGTTCAGGTCCCAGGCGATCGTGGCACCGGTGGTGCTGGGAATGGCGCCCAGCGTGCCGATGAAGCCAGCGGTCACCACGCCCGAGCCCTTCGCGATCGTGGCGATCACCACCGGCACTTCGTCATAGGCGATCGGGAACACAATTGCGGTGTTGGCGATCTGCGCCCCGCTGGCCGGCATGGTGCCCACGCCGCGCTGGATCAGCTGGTCGTTGATCTTCATGGAGGTGGCGGTGCTGCTGGCCGGCTGGTCAACCACGGCCGGCGCGGTCAGGGTGTAGCCGCCGGCGCTGGCCGTGACGATCTTCCCGTCCGAGCCGGTCGGGTCCGGCAGTCGGAAGAAGTCGCCCCACAGCAGGTTCGAACCGTCGTTGGTCAGGAATAGCCCGGACTGCAGCCCCGGAATGGCCAGCGAATCGGCCGCGCCGTTGTCGATGTCCCGGGTGAAGATCGTCACCCCGGCCGAGTCCTTCAGCACGACCGAATAGGCGCCGTCGAGCCAGATGTTCGTGTTCGAGCGGCCGGCGCTGTCCAGCGGCACCGGGTTGGAGTTCGGAATGGTCAGCTCCTGGTCGCTCCAGGTCAGCTTCGGCGTGGTCGTGCCCTTCAGGTAGAACGTCAGGGATCCGCCCGCGCACGGCTGCAGCCCGAGCAGGTTCATGAAAACGGGCGCCGGGTTGAAGAAGCGGTAGGCGGTCATGGGATCTCCGGGCAAAAAGAAAGCCCGCGCGAGGCGGGCTGGGTTCGGTGGTAGGATTCGAAAATCCTGAGCTGCAAGAAGCTGAAGCCGTGAACAGCACGCTGATCGCCGCCATCCTCACGCCGATTCTTGGACCGCTCGTCTGGTGGGCCTTGAACCTGCCGGGCAAGCTGGCATCACGGCTGATCTGGAAGTACATGCCCTATGGGCGATTGCGGACGCTGCTGCTGCGCAATGGCGACCCGTTCAAGGCCGTCGAGACGCCCCACGACCCTTCGCTGCCGGGATATCAGAAGGCGCGCCGCCCGCAGCAGCCGCTGGGAAAGCCAAGGCGTTGACCCCTGCCGGCAGCGCATAGGGCGCGGCCTGAGCGAGCCTGGACAGGCCATTGATGCCGCCCGCAGTGACGGGCCGCGACAGCAAAAGCGCGTTCGCCGCGGTCGGACTGTTTGCAACCCGTCCTGCCAGCAGCCCGGCGCCGGCCAAGCGAGCCCACACCGGGAGCTGGTCATTGCTCGCCAGGTACGCGCCGCCGCCCAGGCCCAACAGGTTGTTGATGACCGTCCGCTCAGCAGTCCCCGAGTTCGGGATCGGGTCCTTCAGCACGGTCTGGCCGATGCGAGCGAGATCGCGCATCTCCTGGGTGGACCCGTTGCGAACCATCGGCCACAGCGCAGCCGGGCGAATGTCACCGGATGCGCCGGAAACCTGCTTGAGCGCATCCTGTGCCGTCCGCAGGTTAGCCCACTGGGAGTTGGCCTGCTTCAGTAGCGCTGCGTCAGCACCGCCCACGCTCCGGAATGCAGCATCGTCAACCACGCGCCGCATCGCCTTGACGGCTGCTTCGATAGCGCCGTCACCCGTGACGCCGGCCAGCTCGCCTCGCAGAGACTGGTACTTTGGCCCGGTCACAGCCCCGTTGGCGAAGTTCTCCACGATGCTGTCGAGCTGGTTCCGTACGACCTGCGCCTTATCGGCCGTCATGTTCCTCATCGCGCTACTTTCGATGGCTGCCAGGCGGCCGAGATCGGCTCCGTTCAGCGCGACGCTGTTGCGGCTGAAAACGTTGTCGTAGACGTTGCCGATCCCCTGCCTTGCAGCGAGCATCACGTCATCGGTCAGCACGGGCGCATCGGCGCCAAAGGTGTTGGACACCGCGCGATTGAATGCCTGCTGCTGGTTCCTGCCAGCCCCAGCGGCGCCACTGAACGGCAGCGTGTTGAGGACGGACGACAGGCCCTTGAGGAACCTGGAATCGCTGATCTGCGCGAGGTGCAGCGGAATGCCGGCCTGCTTGGCCTTCGAAATCGCTCCGGCAATGGCCGGCTGCGCCGCCTGCTTCGCTCGCTGAGCGAGAGCACCGGCACCTGCAGCCACGGCCTGCCCGGCGGCGCCAGACCCGGCGCCGACAGCGGTGTTCAGCGCTCGGCTTTCTTCCCCGATCACCGGCTGCGCACCGGCCAGCGCGCCGCCGCGCACGGCAGCTTCGACATACGGAGCTGCGCGCCCAAGGCGGTTGGCCACGGCGACACCCCGGCCTGCGGGAATCGCCGCCTGGGCGATCTGCCCGGTGATGTTGCCGGCTAGGCCCGCGCCGGTTTCCATCAGGGGTTTGTCACGAACGCTGGCCTCTTCCGCCATCTGGGTTGCGCGGTCGCCAATGTTGTACCTGCGATCCAGCTCGCGCGTTACCAGCCCGGGAATCGCGAAAGCCAGCGGCGCCGCTTTCGAGGACAGGAACTGCCCGGCGCCGATGGCGGAGTCCATGACGGACTTGCCAGCGCCTGCCATGAAGCGCTCGTAGCCGCTCATACCATCGGTAGGCGACGGGATCTCGGCCTGAACCGCCGGGAGGTCGGTGATCCGCTGCTCCGGAGCGGCCTGCTCAGCCTGGCCCGAATACCTGCTCCACGGTCCGGCAGCCGCCGGTTGTTCCTGCGGGGCGCCCTGGTACTTTTCCCACGGGCCAGCCATCAGATGCGCTCCCAGCTGCTGGGATCGGACGGGTTGCCGCCGCGGAACCGATAGCCGTCCTCGACAGCGCCTGGCTGCGGACCGGCGGCGGCACTGGCCGGCTGCACTGGCGCGCCTTCAATCTGTCGGCGCAGGTCGCCCATGAACTGCTTGAGCTGCTGCACATTCCTCGCGTTGACCTCCGGAGCGTTGTAGATCGACGGGTACTTCAGGTTCGCGATCTTCTGCTCCAGGTCCGACTGGGAGCCGACACCAGGAACGCGCGTCAGGGCGAGCATGTCGTTCTGGATCGCGCCGACGGCGGCCTCCAGCTCCTGGCCCTGGGGCGTGGACACGATCAACCGACCATCGATCGGACCGGTGTCAACGAATCGGCCCTGCAGCCCCTTCATGGCGGCATCGATGCGGCTCAGACCACGATCCACGTTGTTGAGCTGGGCGCTCTTGGCGCGCGCACCCGAGGCCCGCTCCACATTCGCCTTGTTCTGTTCGATACCCGCCGACTGCGCGATTGCGGCATTCGTCCTCGCCTCCAGCTCCTGCGGCAGGAACGCCTGCTGGGTGTTGAGCTTTGCGGCCTCCACGGCTGCGGCCTCGTCCTCGGGCCGGCGCCCGGCGAACATGTTGGCACCGCCGCCACCACCGCCGCGCGGCAACTGCAGGTGGATGTGGTCGCCCTCGTCGATGGCGTGGTAGCCGAGCTGCCGGGCGCGCGAGATGAAGGCCGGCTTCTGGTTGGCCGGCACCGCGTAGTCAGCAGCGGTGCCGTTGAGGTGCTGGCTGTTCGGCTGGCCGCCCACCTGCGCGTTCCGCTCAGCAGATCGCGCGCCGCTGGTCATGGTCACTGCCGGGAATTCCGTCGCCAGCTGGCTGAAGGCGGCGAAGTGGCCGGCGCCTTGCGGAGCCGACTGCTGGGGCGCTTCCGAGAACGAGCCGTAGCCGATTCCATCGCCAACCACCTGGGCGCCGATCTGGCGCGGATCCACCGCCACCAAACGCTCGATCCCGTCCGGACCGCGCACCTTCTGGTAGCTGATGGCTGCGGAGGACTGGCGCGGGTCTAGGCCAAGGCTGACCCTGCGCGCGCGCTCCACGTCGGCGGGGTCCAGGCCCTGCGTCATCATCTGGAAAGATCGCACGTCCGTCGGCGCCTGCCCTGCGGCTCCGCCATACGCCTGCACGATCGACTGCGCGGCCTGGTCGATGATGGGCGCCGTCTGCGCGTTGTACTCCTGCGGCAGCTCCGACAAGCCCATTCCGGAAAGGGTCGGCACCATGCGCTGGTAGAGACCGGCGCGGGCCTGCTCGGGCGCGCTGGTGAGCAGCTTGGCCATGTTGACCATGGTCATGTTGCGGCGCTCGTCGGTGTTGGCGAACGCCTGCTCCTGCTGCTGCGCGGCGCGCGCGTCTACGCCGGCCATCTGGCCCAGCAAGCCGTCGCGCTGCTCAGGCGGCGCGCTGTACGCCTGCGAGGCGAGCTGGTTGAGCCGGTTGCGGTCCTGCACGCCGCGCAGCTGCTGGCCGAGTTGCAACCCGCCCTGCAGCGATGCCAGGAAGTTCTGCTGATAGTTTTCCATGCCTTAGCCTCCCCAGCTCGACGTACGGCCGTTGCCGGCGGCCAGGAAATTGTTCATGTTGTTGCCGAAGCCCTGATAGCTGCCCATGACCGAGCCCTGCGTCTGCGCGCCGCTGCCGCCGCCCAGGCCGCTGAGCATGCTGGACCACCCACCACCTCCACCGCCGCCGGCAGCGCCCGCGTAGGTGCTCGCGGCAGATGCCAGCGCGTTGCCGTAGCCCGCCTGCGTCATCGGGCCGGCGGAAGCGATCTGCGCGTTGGCCTGGCCCTTCTGGCCCATGGCATTCGCGAACTGGTTGCCGTAGTTCTGCCCGAGCTGGCCCAGATACTGCGACTGGTTCTGGCCCATCTGCGCCAGGCCGGTCAGCCGGTTGGTGTAGTTGCCCAGGTTCTGGCTGGCGATGCCGTTGAGGGCGTTGGCGAGGTCAACGTTGGTGCCGCCGGAGTACAGGCCACCCCGTGCCGCCGCGCCGCGCTCGACCCCCTGCTGGGTCTGGTCGCGCGCGTAGACGTAGTCCGGGCTGTTCTCGAAGCCGGAGTAGTCGCCGCGGTTGACGGCCTCCAGCTGGCTCAGGGCGTTGGTGCCGGCGTTGTAGAACGGCATCGCCTGGTCAACGGAATTGCCGTAAAGCGCCTGCTGCTCGTCCAGCGTCTGCTGGGCCGCGCTCGCCTGCGCACGCCCGGCCTTCTTCTGGGCCGCGCCCTGCCGGTTGGCCGAGTAGACCATGCCGGCGCCCACAACTACTGCAGCGGTGATCGCGGCCATTGTCAGAGTTCCTTGGTGTAGGAGATTTCGGAACGCGCATAGCCGCAGCGCTCGTACAGAGCGGCGGCCTGCGGCGGGCTGTTAGGCATGTGCACCATCTGGATGCGGGCCGCGCCGCGCTCGCGGCAGGGCTCCTCAATCACGGCCAGCAGACGGCTGGCCACCGAGGAGCCGCGCGCCTCCGGCGCCACCCACCACACGATCTCGGTGGCGAACACGTGGTCCCGGTTGAACAGGAACGGCACCAGCATCACGCCGACCATGCCGAGCAGCTCGCCCTCGGCCTCGGCCACGTAGAACACGTCGTTCTCGATCAGGCCGGCGGCCAGGCCGGCGACGCTGTCCTCGTCCATGTCGCACCACTGCGCGTAATGGGTGGTCGGGTAGAAGAGATCGGACATGCGGACGATCTCCGGCACGTCGGCCAGAGTTGCTTTGCGGATGGTGGTCATCAGCCCCTCGGGGTAAAGAATGCGACCGCAACGAGGCGGCCTGAGTCGTAATCCGTGCCGAAGGCCGCGAAGGGCCACCGGCTGTGGAACAGCGCCGATTCGTAGATCAGCAGGCGGCCGAGCTTCATCTCGGCCAGGGCGATCTGCTCCCACTTGCCGGCGTCGTCCCAGTCGTCCTTGATCTGCTCGAACAGCTCCATGTCGCCAGGGTCGATCCGGTGCGCGCCGGTGGCCAAGTGCTTCCAGAAGGCCGTGCCGCCCTCGCCTTCGCTCAGGTACAGCACCGCGGCATGCGTGCCCCAGCCCATGTCCGAGTGGATGGCCGCATTGGGCATCTCGCCGTTGAAGTTCAGCCGGTAGCCCATGCCCAGCATCTCGACCGGGCCCAGCTTGGCCTCGATGGCCTCCTGCAACCCCGGCACGTGCACCAGGCTCACGCGCTTGTAGACCTCGCCGTCATGCGCCGGCCAATCCACATACGGGGCGCTCAGCCCCGCCTCCCGAACTGCCTGCGCGTTCGGGATTGCGTCATCAACAATGATCGGAGACATCAGCCCTCCGTGGGCTCAATCGATACGACGGCGCCGAGCAGGTCGCTCTTGCGCGGGGAGGAAACCTCGATTTCGAACACCCACTGACGGGCGCGGCCCAGGCGCAGCAGCTTCACGCGCTGCTCGTACTGGCCGACCTGCCCGAGCGAGCGCTCGCGCCAGTTGCTCCAGTTGCGGCCGCCGTCCTTGCTGTAGCGGACGCGGCAGAAGTGGTCGGTATCGGCCATTAGATGGTCCACCTGATTGCGGGCACCAACTGCGTTGGATGCATGCCAGTTGGCTGACTTGCAGTCGGAACAACTGATGTTCCATTGCACTTGTAAACCACGATCTGCGGAATCCCCCCGGTGTTGCTGTTCTTTCCTACTGCCAGATAGCCAGCCGAAAAAGCGGAGTCAGATACGTTATCCGGCGGTTGTGAGGCCGGAATAGTCTGTGCCCCAAGTACGCCAGCGTTCACAGGGAATACCGCCATCCTGGGCGCCAGGCCGCCATCCAGTACGTAAATGAAATTCCCGTCATCACTGAAATGCGCGCCGCGCCCCGATGCGACAGATCCAGGGGCTGCGCCACTTCGGAAGATCACTGACGATGGGGTCACCTCCCACACGTTCAGCTTGTTATTGCTCCATTCGGCGAGGTACTTCCCGTCCCTGGACCAGCTAAATCCTTCCGGGGCCTGAACATTCTGTCCCGACGCAGGAGAAAAGCTGCTCACGAGAGTGCTGGTGCCCGCATCGAACCTGATTACCTTGAATCCAAAATCAGGAGATCCCGTAGCTACCGAGCATGTCAGGAATTCACCAGTAGGGCTCCAGCCAATGCGCAGGCCGCCCGCGGCGATGACGAAGAATGATTTGAACTTGTACTGCCCGGATTCAAACTTGTACATATTGATCCGGATGACACTGCTAACCGTGTAGCAGATTGCGAGGTGCACGCCATCGGGGTGGAACGCGATGCTTCTCACTGACGTCGTGGGAACCACATCGATATCGGTAGATACGGCGTACGTGCTGACACTCGGATTCAGCTTATAGAGCTGCAAGAACGGAGAGTTCAGCGCTCCTACTGCGGCATAGACCGTGCTTGGACTAATACCAAAAGCGCCATCCCCATTGGGCGTGAGGGACGAAAGTGCGGCATACGCCGAAAGGTTCTCGTAACCACCAGTAAATAGTGTCTGTGGAATCGCCAGGCCCAGTAGCTGCGCCTCGGAGTTGATGGAGTACTCGCGCTCGGTCCAGGCCAGCTTGCTGTCGAACACGCGCACGGTGAAGCGGTACAGGCCGCCGGCAGTGGAGCTGCCCGAGATCGCGCCGGCCGAGTTCATCGACAGGCCCGGCGGGAGGCCGCCGTTGGTGAGGAAGAAGTTGTAGGGCCCGGTCCCACCGATGACGCCGAAGCTGAAGGCCGGATAGGTCAGGCCCACCAGCGTGCTCGGCGGCAGGCCGGTCAGCTCCAGCTCGGTCGGGAAGTCCACCGGCACCGTCTCCGGGCCCTCGCCGGTGCCGAACACCAGCTCAGCGGAGGGGATGACCACCATGCTCTGGTTGTCGGCCAGCACCGGCGAAACCCGGCGGCGCACCAGCGGGTCGCGGCCTTCGAGGTAATAGCCCCACGCGATCTCCCAGAGCCGGCCCTCGCGGAAGTCGCCGCCGTACCACGTGCCGCCCCACTTGATGGCGTGCGACAGGCGCCAGCGATCCATGCCGTAGGAACCGCGACGGGTCCACAGGCCGGACACCACGTCGTAGCAGAAGGTCAGCCCGTTGGGGAAGGTCAGGCAGTAGACCTTGAACCCGCGATCCTCCCAGGTGAAGGCGAACGCCTCCGCCCAGTTGAACCCGGCAATGGCGCGGTCCATGACTCGCGTCGAGAGCGGAACAGCGGAATACCCGTTCAGCCGGTACACCACGCCATCGTCGGCCAGCCACATCAGCGTGTTGTCGAGCTTGGCGATCGTGTGCCGCGACGCGCAGCCGCGGGCGATCGGCTGGCGCCGGTTCTGGAACGTGCCGGTGGCCGCGCCCGCGTTGTAGAAGAACTCGATCGTGCGCTGGTTGAACACCACCACTTCCGAGCCGCTGACGGCCAGGCCCACGATGCGGTCGGGCGATGCTTCGGATTCGTACCGGTCCAGGCTGTTGTAGTCGGTCGCGTCAGCCAGGTTCGAGTGGAACCAGAACCGGCCCAGCGGCTCGACGCCCAGCATGTACGAATCGAGGTAGTCCGACGAGATCGAGCCCGGATAGGCCGGGTCGGTGATCTTGGCGAACACGCCGGTCGAGGTCGTATAGGCGTACCCGCCGCCGCCCTCCCCGTTCTCCACCAGCAGCTGATAGCCGGTGCTGAACTGGTTGTGGCTCATCGACACCCGGCCGACGCCCGGGATCGTGCCCAGCGGCACCACGGTGCCGTTCGGGTTGATGCGGCACAGCGTCTGGCCGGAGACGACGTAGCGGCCACCCTCCAGGTCGTGCATGCCGCGGATGGGCCCCTGCCCGACCTGCAGGTACGGCTTCAACCCAGGTGCAGTGGCCAGCTTCCACGCAGTGCGCGTGCCGGCCACCTCAGCGCGGAACGGCAACCAGTTCAGGGTGTCCTGGCACGCCCACGGCAGCGTGTCGTCGGTGTAGAAGCCTCCGATCAGGTCAACGGGTTGGGCACGCATCAGTTCGAGAATCCGTCGCGCCAGCTGCCAACACGCTGCCCCTGGCCAGCGGGCAGGTCCGGATACCGGATCTGCATGTAATCGGCACTGGTCGCCTGAGCGCTGATGGAGGCCATGCCCTGTTCCGCGATTCTCAGCGAATCCTCATCCATGGCAGCGCCGTACTTCCCGCGCAGCCGCTTGGCCAGGTTGTAGATCACGGCCTCTTCGTTCTCCGGCGGCACCGGAAGCTCGTCAGCGCCAGTCGCAACATCCGACCAGCCGAGGTTGTACCCGTCCACCTCCCAGGCGCGCATCATCAGGTTGAGCGAGCGGATAGCATCCTGCTCGTCTTCAGCCTCTGGTGCCTCGGTTGCATCGACAACGCGCAGCACCAACAGCGCATCACGGACGACCTGGGAGACGGCGGTCATGTCAGCCGCCCTTCTTCGGGCGGCCGCCCTTGTTCTTCTGTGCAGCCGGGGCGTCCGACACCGGCGCGGCGGCGGCCAGCTCTGCCGGGTTCGGCGTCGGATCGGCCGGAGGCGCCAGGTCCTTGTGCGCAGCCTTGGCCTTGTGGTCGTGCGGAACGAAGCCATCCTTCGCCGCAGCGGCCAGTTCGTGCTCGTCATCGACGATGCGGTACTCGGCCGACACGTCGCCGCCGAGGTAGATCATCTTCGGGTAATCCATGGGTTTCTCCACGAAAAGAGGGGCCGACCAGACGGCCGGCCCCGATGGGCGTTACTCGGTGACGCGCACCGAATGGTCGGGACGCACGGCGACTTCGCCGTACAGCACGTCGATTCGGGTGTTCTCGCGGTCGTTGTAGCCGTCGCCGAAGGACATCACGCGCACGCTGACCTTGCCGATGGTGGCCGTGTAGCCCTCGCACGAAGCGAGCACCGGCAGCGGAGCGAAGGCGGCAGCGAATGCGTCCTTGTGGAACGCGATGCCCTGGCGCTTGGCCTGGCTGGCCGTGCCGAACACGGTAATGGCGGCGGACGCGGCCGGCGAAGCGGTCACGGTGCCGATCAAGGTGGCGGAGGTCGGCAGGATCGCCGGGAAGATGCTCACGTTGCCCGCGCCGCCGGCGTAATCAGCCGTCACCACGAACTGGCGCAGCACGCCCTGGTCCGCACCGGTGATCGGGTGCGTCGCATTGACGCCTGCAATGGTGAACACCGTGCCGCGGGTCAGTGCACCCGTGCCGGTGGTGACCGCCAGGGTAGAACCGGTCTGGCCGGCGCCATTGACCACGTAGCCGGTGCCCGCACCATTGGCCTGCACCGACAGGCCCTGCTGCTCGTAGAACTCCAGGCCTGCGAACATGCCCACGGCGTTCTTGCTGAACTCCGCGCGCAGCTCTTCCGAGGTGTGGAACAGGGCCGCATTGGCTTCGGCCAACGCGGTGTTTGCGTCGGACGAGAAGTGGATGCTGCGGTCTTCCGCCGGAGCCAGGAAGCGGTTCAGCGTCGAAGCCGCCTGACGGTACGGGGTACGGGTTGCCGGGATGGTGCCCCAGGTGCCCACGACGTTCGCGGTCTGGTAGCGCATGCGGTTCAGCAGGTCCGCATTGACGTTGGCGCTGAGGGCGTTCATCGCCGGCCGCAGGAAACGCTTCTTGAAGTCGGTCAGCTCGAGCTTCTTCTCCTTCGCGCCGAAGGTCAGGCCGACGTGCTTCTGGGTATCCAGGGTCAGGTCGACCGAGGATTCCTTGACCGGCGGAGCCGTCAGGCTGCCGCCGGCGAACACGGCGCCGTTGTAGACGACCGGGGTGGGCGGGATCATGACGCGGACGGTGTCGCCCTTGCCATAACCCACGACTTCTTCGCCGAACTCCACCGATCGATTGGTGTTGATGTTGGCGACGACGGGGTTTTCCTCGACCAGCATCTTGGCCGCCTCGCGGGCGATCATCTGGTGGGTGAGTGCCTGGCCTACGTTTGCCATGTGAGTAACTCCTGGAATTTATCGCTTGCGGCGCTGCTCACGGTCCCTCGAGTACCACTCGTCATCGGTCAGCTTCTCCAGTGGAACTTCCACGGGAGAGCGACCGCCGACACGCGGCGCGGGGGCGGGAGCCTGCGAGATGGGTTTCTGCGGGGTGGTCGGAGCAATGACCTGGGCCGGCGCGATGGCGGGCTCATTGGTCACGGGCGCTGCTTCCAGGCGCGATGCGTAGCGGGTCAGTGCCAGCTCGATCAGGTCCGGCCGCGTTGAGGCCAGTTGGAATAGCTCGTCCTCGTTGTGGGCGAGTTTGTAGGCGATTTCCGGCCCCTTTTCGTGGGCCATGATTGCCTTCTGCAGCTCTTCGGGCAGGAGCTGTGCGGGCATCGAGCCGACGACCTCCTCGAAGTCGGGGTTCGACGCGGCGAACTGCATGGCGCGGCCCTGGTAGGCCTGCACCCTCTCCTGTTCCGAGCGGGCTGCAGTCTCGGATTTCTGCTGCTCTTCCCGCTTCTGCAGGGCTTGTTCGAGCTCGTAGCGGGCCGTTTGGCGGGCCAGCTCTTCGGGGTCGAAGTTTGCGCCTTCGAAGGTGGGAGGCTTGGCTTCCTGTTTCGGGAAGCGGGTTTCGATCGCGTCGAGACGCTTGCGCAGCTCGGCGTTCTCGCGGCGCGCCGTGTCGGCGTCACCCTTCAGCCGGTCGATGTACTGGCTGGTGCGGTTCTTGCGCTTTGCTGCCTCCTCCTCCGCCTTCTTTGCCTCGGCCTCCTTGGCCTTGTCGGCTTCCTGGGTGGCAGCCTGGTCAAGCGTGGCGGCCTCGGCATCGTTGCGGGGAGCAGTTACTGCAGGCAGCGCTTCGCCGCCACCCTGATTCAGGGTGTTTTCTTCGGTGCTCATAACGTCCTCTCGGGTTTCGGCCAGTCCGGGCCGATGCGGTCAGGTCGGGAAGCCGCCTGCGTCTTCGGGTACAAAAAAGCCGCCCTGCGGCGGCTGATCGACCGGCATTGCCGGGAATTGGGGTGGCGCTGCACTCGCGCTCAGTAGCGCCATACCGGCCGCGTTTTCGAGGTTCTGCCCGACGGCCTGCGCCTGGTAGAGCTCGGACTGCGCGACCGACTTGCGGGCGTCTGCCTCGGCCTTCTGCGCGTCGGCGATGGCCTTCGGGTCAGGCTGCTGAGGCTTCGGGGCCTCCTCGCCCTCCTTCGGCGGAAGCGCGCCCTGCGCCACCAGCAGCTTGCGGAACGCGGCGTCCACTTCCTCCGAGCCGGGCAGATCCATGTTCTTGATCGCGCTGTAGGACATGAGCGCGGCAATCGGAGGCGGAAGCCCCGGCCCCATCTGGCCCAGCATGTTGGTAAAGGCGTCCACCGCCTCCATGCGCTGCGTGGCGAAGCTCGGGCCCACCGTGACGGTGTAGTCGTACTTGCCCTTGCTGATGTCGTTCAGCACGACCTTCTGGCCGGTCTGCGGGTCTTCGACCTCCTGGTACAGCTTCTTCCACTTCTCGCCGCCATCCGGGCCGAGCACGCGCACCGCGCGCGGCGTGTCGTACACGCGCGGGATCATGTCGCCCAGGATCCGGTAGGTGTGGCGGATCGCGTAGCCCAGGTTGTCGATGTAGTTGAAGGTCGCCGTGGCGCCCTGCTGGCTTCTGGCCAAGATCGCCCGGCCGCTCGTCTCGTTCGACTGCGCGCCCAGGCTGGGGTTGTACATGCCGGTGCCGGCCTTGATGTCCTCGTTGTCGAGAGCACCGAGCTGCAGCAGCGCGGCGGGAACCTCTGCCTGCTGGGACCGCTTCGGCATGTCCTCCGCGTCATCGTTGACCGGCAGGTAGGGGTAGTCCTCGGCGTTGGCGTTCTTCCAGAACCGCTCAAGCCCCTTGATCCAGCGCATCTTGACGATGAACGGGGCCTTCGGGGCCTTGGCCACGGCCTCAATCGCCGCCGTGCGGTGCACGTTGTGCAGGCGCTGCTGGTCTTTGCTCTGGCGGACCATGCCGAACCAGTAGTCCTGACCGTCGATCGTGGTGATGTTGCCGTAGACAGGCACCACCGGGATGAACTTGGACGGGAACTCGTGGGCCGGCTCCAGCCACTCGTGGCCGTTGGTCAGGCGCGACATGACGACGTGCGACTGCACCTCGCGGCGCTTTTCCACCGTCACGCCCTGCTGCGCCAGCGCGTCCTCCAGCCCAATCTCTCCGATGTCGACGCCCGTCTGCTTGAACCGCCCTTCCAGCTCCTCAACCGACACCACCTCACCGGTCGAGAGCGCCCAGATTTCAACCTTCTTGGGCTCCTTGTAGAAGTACTCGGCAATGCGGACCTGGCCCTTTTCGCGCCAGTCCGTACAGCTGCTGTCGTCCTCCCAGTCGCTGACGCTCGCATCCGGCCACCGGCGTTCGAACTCCGCCTTGGAAACCAGCTCCTCAACGAAGCAGAACTCCATGTCCGAGCGGTCGATCTCGATCGACGCCGGATCCGGCTTCACCGAGAACGGGTTCCGAATCGGCTTGATGAAGATGTCCTGCTCGAAATCGTCCTGGTTGGCGTAGTCGGTGCAGATGCGCCAGTAGCCCACGCCTCCCTTGACCGCGAAGTCGTAGGCGATGTCATAGGCCTGGTCGGCATTACTCACCGACTCGATGTTGCGGCACATGCCCTGCATGATCTCGGCCAGGCCCTTGTCACCCTCTTCCGTGCCGCGCACCTTGCCCTGCGGCCGGCCCTGGCGCATCTCGTTCACCACCTGACGGCAGTGCGGAGCCAGCTTCGGGAACTCGTAGGTCGGACGGTCGCCGCGGCGGGCCTTCAGCTTCTGGTCCCACTGGGCGCCGGGCACGGTCACGAACTTCACGTCGTCACTGGCCTGGTCGTACAGGTCCCGGCAACCGTCGGACGCAAGATTCCTGCGCTGCAGCATCAGCTCCAGCCCATCTCGCTTCTTATCGGTCATCAGTAGTCCGTCGTGTAGTCGTCGAGGGCGGAGTGGTCCGCCACGTCGTGGTTGGTGCTCAGGTAGTCCACGGCCAGCATCCCGAACGAGTCAGCGCCATGGCTGGCCCAGTCGTGATTGGGGCCGAAGCCAATGTTTCGCTTCTCGTCGCGCTTTTCGTGATACCAGCCCAGCGCATCGCGCCCTGCCTCGGTCGCGTCCAAGGCCTCAGCGTCATCACCCTTGCGAGCATCCTTCACCGGCGTGTCGTTGAACCAGACGCTGGGGAACAGCCGGCGCGCAGCCTCAACACGGGTCATCGCCGCGCCCTGCCCCATGTTCGGGATCACCCTCACTTCAAACCCAGCCTTGCGCAGCTCGCTCTCGTAGCTGACCGCGAACACCTTGTCATGGGCCGCGCCGTCGTGGGGCAGCACGCACATGGCGCTGCTGAAGCCGTTCCGTCGCAGGAAGTCCACGTGGGTAGCCAGCGGCTGGCCGATCGCCTCGTAGTACCGCAGCACCCGCACCTCCCGCCCGATGAACTGGACGATCCAGATGGCGCATGCATCGGCCTTGGCGCCGGTGCCGCCGATGTCCCAATACGCCCGCAGGGTCATCAGCGGGTCGACCGCGACCCGGCTGATCCGCCCTTGTTCCTTCGCCGCAGCCAGGTCTTTCGCGAAGTACGCGCCGGCCACCGCGATCAGGTAGGCGCCGTCCCAGATGTGGGCGTACTGGTCGGGCTTTTCTTCGAAGTCCCGCAGGCGCTTACGCTTAAGCACCTCAGGGAATTTCAGGTTGTCGTGCCAGTTGATCTCGACGACCTTCACCAGCGGGTCGGTCGAGCGCCGGAACCTCTCAACCGCCGCCGACTTGCGCGCCGGGTTCCAGGTGATCCAGAGCTCAGCGTTCCATTCGTCGCCTTCCTCGCGAAGGGTCGGGCCCAGCGTGTCGAATGCCGTGTCCGTGACCGGCTCGGCCTCATCGACCCAGCACAACAGGATGCGGCCCTTCGACTTCACCGACCCGATGTTGCGATCCAGGCCAGCGAAGGAGAACCACACCCGACCATCGCGGCTCTTGATGAACTTCTCGCCGACGTTCCAGTACCGCGACAGCAGCGGATCGCCCTCGATCCCCCGCTTGACCTCCTCCAGCGAGGAGTCGTCCAGCGAATTCATGAACTGGCGCGCGCAGAGGATCTGCCCTCGAATGCCCGCCTGGCCGAACCGCATGCCCCACACTGCCGCCATGGTGGCGAACGACCTGGTCTTGCCCGAGCCTCGGCCGCCATATGCGCCGCGCACGTCCGCACGCCCCTGAAACACCGGAATGAGCTTCGGGGGAAGCTCGATCCGCATCTCGGTCATTTCATCGGCACAAGCTTGAACGAGGTCACCGTCTCCAGCGGACCGCCACCCTCACCTGTCACCTGCATGGGCAGCACACGGCCCAGCAGGCTCAGGAATGCTTTCGGTTCCTTCACCGCCTGGGCGGCCAGGTAGTCCACGCCGCCGTTGCGCTCCAGCGCCTCCAGGATCATCTCCCGGAGCTGCTTGTTGTTCTTGTCCAGCGAGCCCTTCGGACGGCCCGCGCCGGCACGCTTGCCTCCGGCTGCCATAGCTGATTCCTCTGATTCTTATTCAGGGAGCCGGTACAGCAACCAGCTGCTCCGGCCCGTTCTGGTAGATGTCGCCGCTCATGACCCGAGCTGGCTGAATACGGATGACGTGCCACACGCAGTAGCGCTCGCCATTGCTCAGCTCAGCGTCGAGCCGAATGCAGCAGTAGCCTTCGTACTGGGCGGCCAGCATGATCCACGCCTTGCGCCCCTGAACCACCGGAGCGGACATGGTGGCGTTGTAGCCGTCCTGCGTGTTCCAGGTGGCCTTGCTGATCGTCACGCCGGCCGGCAGCGCGCCGTTGAAGTCCGTCAGGAGCTGGCGCTTCTCCGGCGCGTAGATGCTGCCGTAGTGCACGCGATCCCGGTTGAACGCCGAGACGATGCACTTGGTGACGCGCCCCATGTCACTCACGGTCTGCCCTCACCTGGGCTTGGAGCCCACGGACTTGGGCGTCGCACTCGGCTGCGGCTCCAACAATTCGGCCCGCACTTTGGCTTCGGTCGTCGGCTCCCGCATCAGAGATGGCGATACCGGCGCCAAGATCGGACACTCGGGCGGCCTCACAGCCCTGCCAGCGCTGCTGCAGCCGGGCAGACCCAGCACGCAAGCCAGCAGCAACACCATCGCCGCTCCGCTTCGCATCTTCCTTCTCCTGCTCGTATTGGGTGGCCACCTGCTCGGCGCGCTTCACGCGCTTGCGCTCGACGTCGATGATTCCCCGGGCGTTATCGCGCTGGGCGACCGCCACGTCCCGGTCAGTTTCGGCCGAAAGCTGGGCCCGCTCCGCCTGGGCGACAGTGCCGCGCTGCCAGATGGCGAGCAGCAGCAAGCCGGCGATGACCGCAAGCAGGATGCGGATGATGACGGTCATCAGGTGGGCTCCGGCGGGATGACGGCGCCAACCTGGCGCATGGCCGACTCCAACGTCATGACGCGCAGGCGAAGCTTGTGGGCCTCCTCCTGTGCTGCCATACGCAGGCTGATCTCCTGGGTGAGCTGGGCAGTGGTTGCGGCCTGCGATTCCTCTAGAGACTTGACCCGCGACACCAACCCATTCAGCAGGTCGACGTTCGCGTCGGTTTCAGTGCGGTCCTTCCGGCGCGTGGCCAGGACACCCCAGATTTCACGGGTCGCCCAAAGCGAGAACGCGCCGCCGGCCACCCACCAGGGCGCTGTCGTCGGGTCGCCGTCCATCAAGCAGCCTCACCACGGAACACGCGCTGCTCATCGTCGCGCCGATTGACCAGGCCCTGCATCACCTTGCCGCTTGCGCGCTTCCACTTCGGGAACTCGGCAGCAGCGCCGGCGATGTCGCCAGCGTTGAACTTGCGCAGCAGGGTCGAATCCTTGAAGGCGCCGACGCCGATGTTGTAGGCCAAGCTGGTCATGGCGCCGAGCTGGGCGTCGGTGGCCGGCTTGCGCAGCACGGACCGGACGCCCTTCAGGAACCGGTCGGCGTCGATCGCCAATCGGTCATCGGCCTGGCGCTGGCTCCAGCGGACACCCTTCTGGATACCGGGGCCGGTCGCGCCGTAGCCGATGGTCCAAGGGTCACCGCCAGACGCGGGATCCGGGTACGCCTCCAGACGGCACCCCTCCCACCGCTTTATCAGTGAGACGGCATGCGCGAGGGCGGACATTCGGACTCCGGAAAAAGAAAAAGCCCCCGGAGGTCCGGAGGCTTCTATGTCACAGTGCCTGAAAATGTAAGTTATAGGTGCGCACCTCGTCAACGAAGGCGCATGGAATTCGAATCAAATCAGGCGGCGATCGCCATCGATATACCGCGCAGCGCGCCCTTCACTTCGGAGAACGCGATTTCGTGCAGCGTGAGGTAGTGCCGCTGGCTCACCGGCTTCTGCCCGACGTAAGCCAGTAGCAGGTTCGCCGTCTCCCAGCGCTCGACCTTCCGCCTGCCCATGCCACAGTAGTAGGCGCGCAGCACGCACGTCAGGCCCACCTGGTCGCGGGCGATGCTGGCCACGATGTCTTCAATCCGCTGTGCCCGAATGTCCGTCTCCAGTGGCTTGAACCCCTGCACGCGCCCGGGCATCTCGCCCTGGTGCTCGATCAGGACCGCAAGCAGGTTCTTCGACTGGTGCCCCAGGTACTCGCAGTCGCGGTGAAGGGCGAATTCCCTGCCCCAGTGCTCCAGCTCCGCTCGCGCATAGGCGCCAAAGGTGTCAACTTGCATGGGGCTCCCCCTGTTTCTGTGTCGTGTACTTCCGGGCCGCTCGCCCGAAGGCGTACCGCTTACTGCCGTGCCTACCTACCATCTGGATTAGCCCGCGGCGCGCCATCTGGCCCACGTCAGCGGATACCAGCAACCGTGCAGCGCCGCTGGCGCCCATCCCTTCGCAGATGTCGCCCATGAAGTGCCAGCCGCGGTGCTCGGCCAGCCACTGTCGTATCTGTGCCGCGCGGGTCATCCCTCGGGCCCTCCGCTCAGGCGCACGACCACCTGGCCGCCCTTGCGCACCTCGGTGCTGACCAGCGGATGGCTCACGAAGCGCTTGTCGTCGATGCCCAGGGCGTCGGCGATGCCGTCCCGGTAGGGCTTGAACCGGGCGAGCATGTTGTCGTCGTCGGGCAGGCGCTTGGTGGGCGGGTGGAAGGTGACCCACAGATGGATGCGGCCCTCGGGCAGTTCGAAACCCGGCCAGCCGCCGTGGCCGTACGAGTTCCGATATCGGGCCATCGTCGCGGCCAGGCTCCGAGCTGCCGCAGCTGCCCGCGCCTTGACGCTCCAGTGCACCCGGCCATTGGGCGACAGCTCTTTGCTGGGCCAGGGCAGGATCAGCTCGCTCATGCCGCCACCCTGATCAGGCCCTGCTGCCACAGCTGCAGCATCGTGCGGTCGTGGGCGCGCTGCCAGATCTCCGCCTTCTCCTCGCGGGTGAAGCGCCGGCCCTGGTCGAGCTCGCGGTGGCATGCCCGGCAGCCGCTGGCGAAGAAGCAGTCGTGCGCCTTGAGCGCCCCGCCCTTCCCGTGCCGGCTCTGGTTGCTGTGGCAGGGTTCGCCCGGGCCGCCCTGGCAGGTGCCCTCAATCTGAAGCGTGCAGTCGAGCTCGTAGGCCATATCGAGCAGGTCGCGGTTTCGGTAGTTGCTGTGCATCAGCACCCCTCCCGCTTGATCACGTGACCGCACCGAGTGCACACGTCGCAGATGTACGTCTCTATCCGGTAGGCCTCGATTACCCTCGCCAGCGCTTGCGCGGTGGTATTGCCCTCGATGTTGATCCTGCCTATGCCGGGGCGGGTATCCCATCGAGCGCGGTAACGGTGGCCTAGCCAGCTCCGGCACTTTTGCATGGTGTCCATCACGCAGCCCTCCGCACCGGCCCGAAGTCGGCCATCTCGTCCTGCGCGCGGGCGGACCACTTCACGCCGCGCTCGGCGCCGAAGGCGTGCACGAACTCCAGCAGGTCGCCCATCTTCCTGCGGCTGTACTGGCTGGTCCGGGCACCGAGCATCACCGTGCCACCGCCGATACCCTGGGCCATCTTCGTTTCGCCCTCGAACGCCGCGGTCAGCACCGCCTTCCAGGAATCGGAGGACATCAGGCTGATCGTCCAGTTGCCGGCGGCGTCGGTGTGCGGCCACTCGACCTGGCGCGCGATGTCGGCCAGCGTCGCCCACATCGCCGAGTTCGCGTCCAGCGTGCGCTTCGGCTCGCGAACCTCGATGTCGAACTGCTCGCCGGCGGCGGCCCGATGCCGGATTTCCGATATCGCCCCGTCGATCACCAGCGGCAGGCGGGGGTTGTCGCGGCGCACCGCGAATAGGCGCTTGTCGGTCACGGCGACACCTCCGGGCGACCGGCGAGCGCAGCCGCAATCCGGCTTAGCGAAAGCTCATATCCGCCAATGCTTGGATTTCCCTTCACCACTCGTCGTGCATCAAGCACGCGAATCAGCACATAGCCCTCGGGCGGCGTGAGGGCGGCGCTCGCGTGCTCTTGCGGGGTATCGAAACCCCAGCGAAGAAGCTGAGCTATCGCCTGCAACTCGCCTTCGTAACTCTCCAGGTCTTCCCCTCCGCGTACGTTCTCGGCTTCGCAATGGAAGCCCCGCTCGCCAAGCGTCATCGCCAGCAGCTCCCGCGCCCTCTTCTCGATGTCGTTCATGCGCATTTCGTCCTCGGGTGCAACTTGGTGGGCTGGTAGTCGCGCACCTTGCGGGTGTAGACGACGCGGCGCTCAAGGCCGAGCTTCTCCAGCACTTCGTGGCTCGGGTTGGTCTTGCTGCCATCTGCCAGGCGCGACAGGTAGGCAACGTCGATGCCGAAGTTCTTGGCCGCCTGTCGCAGCGAGCCGGACAGCTCTACCTCGAAGTCGATTACCTGCTTCAGGGTCACTTCGTTCATGCCGCCCTCCTCTTGATCTCGCCGTCTCGCTCGTCCCAGCCGGCCTGCCATGCCTTGCGCAGCTCGTGACCGTCTGGACCCATTTCGAACATCGGGACCGACGCGCGGTCCTTGTGCCCTTCCCGCATGTTTCGGCCGGCTTGGTGGGCGCGGCGCAGTTCCTGTGACGTCACCATTTGTCACCGCCGACGTCACAGAAGCGCATCGTTTCGTCGATGAAGCGCACCTTCTTGAACCCGGTCGGCCCGTGCCGGTTCTTCTCGATCAGCACCTCGGCCATGCCACGGTCCGGCGACTCGCGGTTGTAGACCTCATCGCGGTAGAGCATCAGGATCTGGTCGGCCTCGCGGGTGAGCTCGTCGCTGTTGGCGAGGTCGCCGGCGTTCGGCCGCTTGTCGCCGGTACGCTGGTCGACGGTCTTCACCACCTGCGCCAGGGCGATCACCGGAATCTGCAGGTCGCGGGCCAGGTTCTTCATGCCGCGAGCGACCTGCGACACCTCTGTGATGCGGTCGGCGCGCGGCACGCTGATGCGCTGCGCGTAGTCGATGAACAAGATTCCGATGTCGTGGGTGTGCTTCCACTTCCGGGCGATGCCGACCAGCTCGTCCAGCGTCACTGCCGACCGGTCGTATATCCACATGTCGCGGGCGACGGCGCTCGCCATGCCCGACTGCAGGCGGGACCAGTCCTCGTCCTCCAGCTGTCCGTTGCGCAGCCGCGAGGCGGCAACGGACGACACCAGGGAGAGGCGGCGCAGTGCCAGCTGCACTGCGGGCTGCTCGGCGCTGATGACGCCCGGGCGCTTGCCGGCATCGGCAGCGGCTTCGATCAAGCCGCCGAGGAACGCGGTTTTGCCCATGGCCGGGCGACCACCGATGATCGTCAGGTCGCTGTCGTGCCAGCCGCCCAGGATCTCGTCCAGCGCGGTAAGCCCAGTCGGGATGCCTGGCAGTCGCCCGCCGTTGGCGAAATTACGGTCCACCTCGCGCCAGGCCTGTTGCAGCGCCTGCTTGCCGGTGTACTCGCAGGCGGTGACCGTGGCGTTCAGCGCCAGCAGCCGGCCGGCGGCAACGTCCACCGCGTCGGTTTCGCCAGCACGGGCAGCCGACACCAGCTCCAGGCCAACCTGCACGGCCTCGCGGCGGCGCCAGTTCTCGCGGACGATCTCGGCATAGGCCACGACTGCCGAGGAGCCCGGCACGTTGCTGGCCAGGTGCACGGCGAAGTCGAAGTCCTCCGGCGATGCCTCGCCGATGGTCACCGAGTCGGCCGGCTCGCCAGCCAGCACGCGGTCGCGGATCAGGCCGAACACCCGGGCGCGCTGCGGGCTGGTGAAGTGGTCGACGCTCACCAGCGGGGCGACGTCGTGGAACCGCATGTTGTCCAGCAGCAGGCCGCCAATCACGGCCTCTTCGGCGAAGGCAGGGGTCACGTTGCTCACAGCGCCTTCCTCCCGCCGCCAGCTGCCTGCGGCACATGCGCGCCGGGCTGCTGGAACCGCTCAGCCGTGCGCCGCGCCCAGTTGCGCCAGGTCGCCGGCCAGTCGGTTTTGCGGCCATCCTTGCCGGGCTTGGCCAGCCAGTAGTCGCGGAACTTCTCGACCTCGACGGCGATGTTCAGCCCCGGGCAGTTCTGCACGGTCCATGCGCGCTGCACGTCGTCGAGCTGCCAATCGGGCGTCAGGCGGGAGCCGTTCGGCGACCGCGATGCCGCCGGAGCTGCGGAAGCGGGATTCCCCGTTTCCGGTTCCGGAGCAGGTGCACCCCGCTCTTCTCTCTTCTGTTCTGTATCTGTTCTGTTCTGTTCTAGGGCGTCACCATGTGACGGTTGTGACGTCACAACCTTGTCGCGCTTCCTGTCACGGTAGGCGCGAGTCCTTGCGGCACTAGTGTCCGAGGCGAACTGGCGCTTCTCCCAGTTGACGATCTGCCAGGCCGAATCGATGAACCCCTTGCGGATGAAGAGCGCCTTCGTCTCGGCCAACTCTTCGCCGCTGATGCGCATCTGAAACGCGATCTCATCGTCACTCAACGTCACTGTGACGTCACTGCAACGCATGCAGAACAGCATCACCAGACGGCGCTGCATGGCCTCGCTCAGCATCTGGACCTTGGGGTCCGATGCGAACTCGGCGTACATGCGGAACCATTGATTGGCCATGTCAGGCAACCTCTCTCAGATCAAGCTGCGGCGAGGTATGGCGCCGGGCTTCCGCCCTGGCCTGCTCGCGCGCGCATCGGGAGAGATGCTCGGCCCGCTCCGACTCGCTGAGCGGCGGGGACTGCTCGGCCACCTGCACGCACTGCTGCAGCCGCTGGATTGTCTCGGTGCGATTCATGCTGCCTCATCAGGTCAGCCAGGCGGTCGATCTCGCACGCGCCTTCCAGGGCGGTTTGCAAGGCGATGAACTGGCGCAGGAGGTTGGAGCCGGTCGCCGCGCAGAGCGGCCCGATCAGCTTCTCAGGGATGGGTCGGACGCCGTTCTGCATCCGGGAGACGTAGGACTTCGACTTGCCAATGCAGGCAGCCACGTATTCGAGCTTGTGGTGGCCAGCGCGGATCGAGACGGCCAAGGCCTGGGCCTCGCTCTCGATCTGCCGCACGACCTGTGCAGGGGCGTCCTTGGGAGCGTTGTGCACGCCCCATGCCAGCTTCAATTCCGTTTGGTTTCCAGTGGTTGCCATGGGTTGCCTATCGTTGCCAAACCCTTTCGGGCGGAATAAAGGCCCAACCCCGAAGGATTGAGCCGATGGAAGAAATTCAGATCAGGGATGAGCTGGTCATGTCACGCAGCCTTCTTGCGCCGGGCGGCCTTGCGCGCCTCGGAAGCGGCCAGGTCCACCAACGCCTTGCCAACCTCGTAGGTCGGCTGCATCAGGTCCCGGCGAATACGGTTGATGGTCGGCTGGGTCACACCGACGGCAGACCCAATGGCCTGCTCAGTCATTCCAGCCTTGCGGAGGGTCTCGATGGCGGTTGATGGGTTCATGACCGCAGAGATTATTCCGTTCCGAATTGGAATGGAATGCCTTTCCGAATTTTGTCCGACGAACGGTATGCCGGATCATTCCGGTATGCATGACGCCGATCTGATCCGAAGCAACATCCGGCACCTTCTCAACGCCTCGGGCCTCACGGAGACCGAGGTGGCAGACCGCGCCGGCATCAATCAGCCCTGGCTCAACCGATTCCTACGCAAGGACATCAAGAAGCCGAACCAGGAGAAACTAGGCCTGCTGGCCAAGGCGTTCGGCGTCACTGCCAGCGATCTGGCCTTCAAGGACATGGCCGGCACCCTCCCTGCCCCTGCGTCTCAGCCTGTGGGATCGGAACGCGAGATAGTCGCAGCCGCAGTGAAGCTGGTCAGCGAAATGGAGGCGATGTCCCCCGAGCCGCTGCCCCAGGAGACCTACGCCGAGCGCCTCTACGTCGCCATGAAGGTGGTGCAGGAGGAAGGCGCCAGCGGGGTCCTGGACGATAGCAACGTAATCGTTGCCCTACGTCGCTTTGCCGCAGAGCTTCGTAAAACTGGGTGAGGAGAGCGGGATGACGATCAGCGACGAGCGACTGAAGGAACTGGCGACCGAGATGGCGCAGGCAATGGGCATGAAGCCGAAGGCGCCGACAGGCCCTACCCTCGTGCGCGGCGGCCAGGTGATCGCCTTCCAGCGCTCCGGCATGGACGGGGCCACCCGGGACATCATCTATGCCCGCATCCGCGATCTGGCCCGAATGTACTGGCTGGCGTGGCTGATCCGCCAAGAGACCGCCCATGTCCGGGGCGTAATCGAGTGCCTGACCGACGAGGCGCTGCTGGAGCTGAAGGACAAGATGGAACGTGCCCGGGAGTGCCGGGTGGAAGGTATCGGCTTCGACGAAGCTGGCCTAGTCAGGGAGCAGATGCTATGAGTTGGACAAAATTGGTTGGGGTAGTCCTCCTGCCCGCGGCGCTATCGTCCTGCGCGCAACAAGGCCCAAGTGCGGCGGAGGCGAATGCAAAGGTTGCCGCACTGAACACCGCACTAGCCGAGGCGGAAACCCGCATCAATGCGCTGGAGGGTGCCAACAGGATCAGGGCGATCACTGAGAACAGTGAGGGAAAGGCATACCTCGATCCTACATCTGACGGGTACAGCCTTGCGAAAACAGACGTTGGAGCTCTGCTCGTCTCGTTTCAATCCAGCGCACCAAAGGCTGATGGGACGGAGGTTACGTTCCGCGTAGGAAACCCCACCGCCGCCTCGTTGGTTGGGGTCAAATTCCATGTGGAGTACAACGTCCGCCAAGGCGACGACCCGAACTGGGCTGATTCGATCAAGTCCACGGACTACACGGCAGTAGAGCCCCTTTACTCTGGCTCCTGGTCCCTTGTGCGAGTCCCACTTCCTGCGATCAAGCCCGATCAGCTTGGATTTTTGGCCGTAACACTGAAGACGAACGAGATCCGTCTCAACCAGCCGTACCGCTGACCAGGCGAGGTAGGTAGACCATCTACCTACCGTTCGTCGGCCAATCCGAATAATTATTCGGTTCTGTATTGACTGAGAATTCGGTTCGGAATATTGTCTCCCCATCGCACCACGACACCCTCAACCGAGGCCAGGGGCAGGAGACGAGATGGCGACCGACCGCATCCCCAGCCGTAACGACGACGAAGCCGACCGGGCCGACACCGCCCGTGCGGAGTGGATCGAGGAGCGCGCCGCCGCGCTGGAGCTGCAGTTCGGCAGCGACGCGAAGAAGGTCGGCGAGGCCGTGGCCGACTTCTTCCTGGCCGACGACGAGACGCTGGTCCCGAACCTGACGGCCTTCTGCCTGCTGTATGGCGCATCTCCGAACGGCTCGGCGTACATCCTGCATGAGCAGCTGCGCGCCAGCATCGCGCCGATCCTCAAGGAGTACGCCGAGGACGCAGCGGCCGCCGAGTGGGACCAGATGGAAACCGCCGCCAGCGCGGAAGCCGAGAGGGCTGCGGCATGAGCCTTTACAACGACCGCGAGGCTGATCGGCGCTCATTCGGGGCCATCAACGAAACCTGCCCCACCCTCGATTCGCTCCGTGACGCCGCGGTAGAGGAGCTGCAGGACCTGGTTGAAAGCAGGATTTCCACTCTCATCGATGCCGCGAAGGAAAAAGCGACCATCCCGCTCCGCGAAGCACTCACCGCAGCCCACCTGCAGGTTGTCGAAGCCGGCGACCGCATTGAGGAGCTGGAGCGTGATATCGCGGTTAAAGAAAGCTGGATTGCTGACCTGGAGGGCTCTCTGGCCCGAGCAGAAGCGCGCATTGCGATTCTCGAATCCGAGGTGACCGCATGAAGATCATCGAGAAGACCTTCGACCACAACGGCCTGACCGTCGAATTCGTGGAGTTCGAGCCGGTCAACCGCGAGCAGGTGTCCGTCGTGGATCGCGACATCAAGCGGCACCTCGCCGCCATCAACGCACGGGAAGCAACCCCGCCCGCCAAGGCCGCAGCCGCCTACAAGGAGAACGCAGCATGACCCGTTTCCAGCTCCTGCGCTTCCAGCGCCTTGTCGAGCAGCGCGCCGAACAGCTCGGCTACTGCCGCCTGACCCAGTTGCAGCTTGCCCGTGGAGCGCACCCGTGTGGCCCCGGCTCGCTGCGCGCTCAGGCGCATCAGGTCGTCCCCTACCCCTACCAGTCGGCCACTGCGCCAGGTGCGGCATGAGCGCGTCAATTGATGCACTGGCGATTGATGTGGCGATTAAGGCCGCACACGATCCGATCATTGTTCGAAACTCGCTGACGCGCCCGGTTGGCTACTCGCCCTACTGCATGCGCTGCAATGGAATGCACAGGATGGAACAGGTTGGAGAGCTTCATTGGCGCCATCACTGCGGCGCTGAACATGATGAGGCAGAGGCTCGCGCCGCTCTCAACTGGGCAAAAGGCGGTGCCGCATGACCGTCAACCCCTACCGCGAGGCGCTGGTCGATACCGCGCTGCTGACCGCTGGTGCGCTGCTGTGCATGGCCTTCGGCGCGGTCGTCTCCCTGCTGATTCAAGGAGCCGTCGCATGAACACCACGCGGCGCCTGGTTTGGCTTGCATATCTGACCGTGACCATCCTTTTCAACTACTTCGTAACGCTCCCGGTAGCGGCGCATGTGATGCCCGACCCGAGCATCGCGGGGGTACTTCTTGGCTGTGCGTGGTCGCTTATCGCGGCATGGTTTTTCAGCGAAATCGCGGACGAGGTGATCGACCATCTGGAGCGCGAGAAATGACCCCGTACACAGAACTCGACCGCCTCTTCGCCCAGGAGCTGCGCGCTATCCCGAAGCCGGCCCCACTTGGCACGGTTGAATTTGACCGCGAGTGGAACGAGCAGAAGAACAAAGCACTCAGCGCTCGCGTAATGGCGCTGGCACCCATCGACCCGGTAGACGCCGACGAGGCAGTGCACGGCGTCTGCGCACAAGGAGATTGCAGCGATGACCAGTAAGCAGAAATGGCTCTCCGACGAGCAGGTGCTGACGCTTAACGAACGCCATGGATGGTTCAGAGACGGCGACGCGCAGAGCGGCGTGAGCCGAGCGTTCGCCAATGATGCGGTGGCCGCGCACGAGCAAGTGCGGGCCGCAGCGCCTGAACTCCTGGCTGTAGCACTTGCGGTGGTTGAAGCCTGGAACACCTACGAACGGTTCGGCCCTGAGTCGACGCTCGAGTGCAGCCCACTGATCCACGCCACCGTGCTGGAAGAGCTGTTCGAGAAGGCTGCGCCAGCCATTGCCAAAGCCACGGGAGAAGCCTGATGCGCCACCTGATCGCCCCGTTCTTCTGCGCGCTGGCTGTCGGCCTGTTCGTGGCCCTGCTGATGCGCGCGCTCCGCACCGACGCCGCCAGCTTCGTGCTGATCGCCATGGCCGGCATCGCCTTCTTCGCCTACCGCGCCGTGGTCGAAACCCGCCGCGCGTGGCCCTCCTTCACCCGCCACCTAGCACGACGCCGCGAGATGCGCCTGTCGCCGCCGGTGATCCGGATCAACCTCCACAAGGACGATGTGCAATGAACGGCCAGCTGGTGACCATCGAAGACTCGGTTTACGGAACGAAGGACGTGTTCGCGTCGGTGTTGACCGACCGCTCCATCAACTTCGACCGCGAGTGCGAGTTCGCCCTGCAGGCGCTCTACAACAACGATTTCGCGATGAAGATCGCGAGCCAGAACCGCGCCTCGCTCATTGCCGCTGTCGTGAACATCGCGGCCATCGGGATCAGCCTGAACCCGGCAAAGAAGCAGGCCTACCTGGTGCCGCGCGACGGCAAGATCTGCCTCGACATCAGCTACATGGGCCTGATGGACCTCGCCATCGACTCAGGGTCGATCCGCTGGGGGCAGGCCGAGCTGGTCTACGAGGCGGACACCTTTGGCCTCAATGGCGTGGACAGGGAGCCTACCCACCTGCGGAACCCGTTCAGCAAGGATCGCGGCGCGGTAATCGGCGCCTACGTGGTGGTCAAGACGCCGGAAGGCGACTACCTGACCGAGTGCATGAGCCGCGAGGAAATCGACGGCATCATGGCCCGCTCGCAGTCAGTGAAGTCCGGCAAGTCGTCGCCGTGGAAGACCGATTGGGGCGAGATGGCGAAGAAGACCGTCGTCAAGCGCGGATACAAGTACTGGCCGAAAACCGACCGTCTGGACCAGGCGATCCACCATCTCAACACGGATTCCGGAGAAGGGCTCGCGGTGCTGGTGGGCCAGCCGGTCCAGCGCGGGGCGCTGCCGCCGCCGGCCGACAGCCCTGAGCGTGACGCGCTGTATCTGCGGCTCCAGGACATTGCCACGGGCGGCATGGAGGCCTACGAGGCTGCTTGGAAGGCGCTGTCGGCTGCCGAGCGTAAGTTGATCGGCCAAGCCGCCCACGAAGTCCTCAAGACTGCAGCCGAGAAGGCTGGCGCAGAGGAGGTCGCCTGATGCGAGTCGTCACCTGCGAGCAGGGCAGCGAGGATTGGCTAAACGCCCGAGCAGGCGTGATTACCGCCAGCATGTTCGGCATCGCCCGGAAGCGCGTCGGCGAGTTGGACGAGCGTCAGCGAGCCTATGTGGACGCGGTGCTGTCCGGCAACACGCCGAAGGTAGCGGCAGAACACGCTGGCTACAAGGTGCAGCCGAAGTCCGCGATCATCGAGAAGGCCCTGCGAGGCGAGCCGGTCGGCGACTACAGCGAGGAGGCCAAGAACTACGCCTTCCGCCTGGCCGTAGAGCGGATCAACTGCGAGCCGCTGGACGAGGGCTTCCAGACCTACGCCATGAAGCGTGGCCACGACCTGGAGCCGATGGCGCGGGCCGAGCATGAGGTGCAGTCGGGCCTGATCGTGAAGCGTGCCGGTTTCGTGCTGAGCGATGACGGCGTGTTCGGGGCATCGGCTGACGGCCTGATCGGCGACGACAGCGGCTCCGAGTACAAGTGCTTCATCGATCCGGCCCTGCTGCGCTCCTTCCACATCGACAACGACGCCAGCGCGATCTTCGAGCAGGTGCAGGGCTGCATGTGGATCACCGGCCGGAAAGAGTGGCACGTCGGCCTGTACTGCCCCGCCCTGGTCAACTGCGACCGGCACCTGTGGTGGCGCGTGTTCCAGCGCGATGACGCGTTCATTGCCGCCATGGAGCAAGACCTGCGCGCCTTCGCCGAGCTTGTCGACACCTTCCACCACCAGCTGCAGCAGCCGCTCGCAGCCTGATTCGCAACCACCACAGGAGTTTCAGATGAACGACCAGACCATCGAACAGCAGATTCAGGCCAAGGGCCTTACCGCACCGCGAGTGACGCCTGCCGACATTGAGGCGGAGATCGCTGCCGAGTACAGCTTCACGGCGCACGAGGCGCTCAGCCAGTGCCCGCTGCACGAATCCTTGAAGCTGCTCACCTTCTGCGTGCTGGTGCTGGGCAACGGCTTCACCGTCACCGGTGAGTCGGCCTGCGCGAGCCCGGAGAACTTCGACGCCGAGATCGGCCGCAAGATCGCCCGGCAGAACGCCGTGGCGAAGATCTGGCCGCTGCTGGGCTTCCGCCTGCGTGACCAGCTCCACGAGCAGGATGTCCGCGACTTCAACGAAGACCACCCGCCGGAAAGCGAAGCCTGATCCCCAGCTGCCCGCTCCCCACGGGCAGTGCCACCCGCGCCGGCCGGGTTCCCAAGCCGGCAACCTCATCCACGGAGTCCAGCATGCAAAACCAGCTCGACATCTTCGACCGCGACCCGGCAGTACTGGCAGCCAAGCACCGCGAGGCCGCGCAGTTTGCGCTCACGTCAGGCGATCAGGGCTACTTCACCGCCCAGGAGCGCTACGACTACCTCAACGCCGAGGCCGAGCGCCTGGAGCGGCTGGCGGCTATGCAGGTGGCGGCATGAAGGCTTTCGCAGGGAAGTCCAGCCTGCGCCGCGCAGCACCCGCGCACATCACCGCGCGGGACACCCTGCGCCGGCACCTGCACGAGGCCCGGCACGACCTGAAGTGGCTGGCCGGCGTGTGGGGCTGCCAGGCCTTCAGCGTCTGGCGGACCTTCCAACGCACCGACCGCCCCCTGCAACCCCACCACGTCGATCTCGCCATCACCGCGCTGGAGCTGGACGAGTTCGACGCCAACGAAATCCGCCTGATCGCCGCCCGCGAGGCTGGCTGGCAGATCGACACGAACTACTTGCTGGGAGAGGGAAATGGGCGATAACAAGATCAGTGAGGCGGTCCGCCAATTGGCGTACGAAACGGGCATGTGGTACTCGCAGAACGAGAAGTGCCAGCCCGGCGTTCCGTTCTACGCCTTCACGCAGGGTGAGCTGGATCGTTTCGTGGAAAAGCTGTCCCACCTCCAGGGCGAGGCGGTGCCGGTGGAATCTGATTTGACCGACAGCGAAGTGCTGGAATGGTTCACCCGTAACAGCGCGGGAAACCCCGTCAACGAGCGGGTCGCAAAAGCCTTCAACCGTCAGCTCAATGTTCCGAGTCACTTCTCTTTCATTGCCGAAAAAGATCGCGCTCCGTACCGGCAGGATACGCGCGACAGTGGCGCAGTCGGATATCGCCACCCCAAGCCCGCAGAGCTGAGCGAGGTGTCCGGGGGTTCCGGAGAGTTGCCGCCGGAAGAGGTGACGCTTAAACAAGTGATCGACGGCTACGTAGCGACTTACGGATCGCTCCGTCAGGCGGCCGAACTACTTTGCATCGATCCCGCCTACCTGTCGCGCTTGGCAGGTTGCAGGAAGACCAACCCGAGCGACGAAGTGCTGGGGAAGCTGGGCCTTGAACGCCGCGTCGTCTACACCCGCAAGGTTCACGATTACCAGCCCACCAAGCTTCATCAGAGGACGAAATGCGCATGAACACCAATCTTGCTCAGGAGTTGCTGGAGCGGCACACGGTCGCCATCAACGTCGCAGTTGAGGATGGATCATGCTTCATGGTTAGCGAGCAGGACGCGCTCGATGCCATCCGTGCCGCGCTTTCTCACGCCACGTCGATTGATGTGCAAGTAGGACTGCCACCACTCCCGCCAGTGGATGGATACGACAAGCGAATTCAGGGCCATTACTCCGCTCAGCAGATGCAGGACTACGCACGTGCCGCCCTCGCCGCAACTGGCAAGCAGCAGGCTGGGGAGGTGGTCTTGTACCAAATCCGACAGGAAATCGTAGGCGAAGATAGTTGGGGTAGCAGCAATGGGCGGGTGAAAGAGAGGCTCAATGCGTGGCGCGATATATCCAAGAGCCATTACGACGCCTATCTGTCAGTGATGGGCGGTTGCGGCCCGGCTGGCGTTTTGGGCCACCCTGACGGACCGGTGGAACTTGAACTTAATCAATACGCTTCGACGACAGAGATTCGTGCGCTCTACGCCGCCCCGCCCTCCCAGGGCATCGACCTCGGGGAGAAAGATCGCACCATGTTGCTGCGGTGCCTCCGCTACTGCAAAGGCGACGCCGTAGACGATGGCAGTGGCGATGAAATCGACCGGCTGATTTCGCTGATCGACGGGCGCGATGCAGGGCGCGGGGTGGGATCGTGAGCCGCGCCCTGCTGGTCTGCTCAATGCTGGAGCGCCTACAAAGTCCTTTTGTAGAGGTGTCGCCCACCGTTGATGCGGACCAGGTGTGGGTGCCGACAACCGCGACGTTCCCAATCATCTCCATCGACCCGGGTCCGTTCGAGCTGACGATAGCTAATACCAACCACGAGAAGCCCTACGGCAAGAACGCGCGGCGACGCGCACGAGGTGGGCACCATGACTGACATCGAACAGGCCCGCGAGTTGCTGGCCATGCATATGCGCGCCGTGGCCAAAAAGCACAATGCCGATGGCCTGCGGCGCGATGCCGAGGTGGTTGAATCCGGCAAAGAGTGGGATTTCTGGATGGAGGCCGCACACGCGGCAGTCGTCGCCGCCCTGCGCGTCGCGCCGGAGGGGGTTGATCCCTTCGCGCCGAAATGGCCGACCGGCCTGCAGCAGGACCATGTGTATCAACTTCCGTGCGATGACAAGGGTCGCAGCAACGCCAACTGGCTGCAGGTCTACGTAGCCCAGGACAGCGACGTGCACGTGATGATGCAGGACTGGGAAGACATCCTGGAAAAAGGCAGTTCGCCCAATCCTCTCCCGACACTCAGGGTTCGCACCTACTTCGGCGGCGGCCGCAACCATCGTACCCATCAGGCACTGCTTTGGCTGGCCCAGGCCATCCGCCTGGATATGGAGGAAAAGGCGGCTACCCCTGAGCTCGCCACGGTAGCGCCCCCGCGCAACCCGCAAACGAAGCTGGGCGACGTTGCATGAGTCAGCCCACCCACCACGAAATCGGGATGGACCTGGCCCGCTTGTCGGGCCGGGATCCGGCGAAGCTCGGCAAGACCGCAGCCAGGAAGTGGGCGGCGCGCGGTCTGGCGCTGCAGGCGCTGGCCCGGGGCGACATGGCCGAGGCCGAAAAGATCATGGCCCACGCTGGTGGGCGAAAGGAGGACGCATGAGCGACATTGCTGTCGGGCGCTGGATCACCCAAACCAAATTCTACGACCCAAGCCAGCCACAGAATGTCTGTACCGGGAACTGCACCGAGGCAGCACTGGCATCCCTGTTTGGCATCAAGCTGGACGAAGTTCCGAGCATGCAGGGGCTGGCCGATAGCGATTACTGGGACGCGCTCGACGCATTCGTGGCGTCGCGCGGCTACGACCTGTCCATGCAGCCGCCCAGCTACCGCCCGGCAGGCCTCTACCTTGCCGACGGCCCCTCGGCGCGCGGTTGCGGGCATTTCGTGGTGATGCGGGACGGTGATGTAGTCCATGACCCCCACCCATCTCGCGCCGGCCTGCTGCGCGTGGAAAACGTATGGGTTTTGATGCCACTCGACCCGGCCACCATATCGCCGCCGGGAGGCTACGTGCTGGCCCCGTTGGAACCGACCAGGGATATGCTCCGCGCGGGAGCGTTCGTTGAGCCGCCTGACGCACACTGCCAGGAATACATCGAAATGGAGGGGGCCGAGCAGTGCTGGAGGCTGATGCTCGCTGCTCGCCCAAAGGTGACCTATGTCGGCCGCTGAAAAACTGATGACCCTGGCGCAGGCGGCCGACCGCTGCGAGTGCTCCACGAAGACCCTGCGCCGCGCTATCGATGCCGGCGAGCTGGCCGCCTGCCGGCTCGGTCAGGGTCCAAAATCCGACAGAATTCACCCCGCCGACCTGAATGCCTGGTGGGCAAAATGCAAGGTAAGGACATGCCCGTCACCAAGCGTCCCAATGGACACTACCAAGTTACCGTCAGCGTCGGCGGACGAACAACTCGCAAATCTTCTCGGCATTGGTCCTTCCAGGACGCCAAGGCATACGAGCGCAAAATGCTCGCCTCGGTCCGGGACATTGCGGCTGGTCGCCAGCCGGAAAGACTGATCGCCGATGCGGTGAAGAAGTGGATGGTGGACCACGTGCCGCGGCTGCGATCGGCGGTGAAGACCGCTGCGCACGTCCGGGCGCTGTTCCCGTACATCGCCGGGCGGAAGCTGTCGGAGGTGTCTCAGGTCTGGGCCGAGATCAAGGCGGCGGAGATCGGCAAGGCGCCGGCCACGGTCAACCACAAGGGCCGCATCCTGCGCCAGGTGACGCGGATGGCGTGGCGGGAATGGGGGTGGCTGGAGCGGCCGGCGGTGATTGCCCTGCTGCCCGAGAAGCCGCGCGAGACGTTCCTGACGACCGAGCAGGTCGAGGCACTGGCGCGGGCCTGCCCGAACCCGGCAGCGGGCGACTACGTGCGGCTGGCGGCGTACACCGGCATCCGGCGCGGCCACCTGCTGCGGCTGACCGCCCACGAGGTGCGCGGCGGGTTCCTCCACCTAGACCGGACCAGCAAGACGAAGACGCTGCAGCTGGTGCCGCTACACCCCCGGGTGCTGGGCATCGCCGCGCGGTTGCCGCTGGGCGTTTCCGACGACCAGGTGCGCGATTCGTGGGCCAAGGCGCGCGAGGCGTGCGGGCTGCAGCACGTGCGCTGGCACGACCTCCGGCACACCTGCGCGTCGTGGCTGGTTCAGGCAGGCGTGTCGCTGCACACGGTGTCGGAGGTGCTGGGCCACAGCTCCATGGCGATGACGCGGCGGTACGCGCATCTGGCGCCGGATCACCTCGCCGAGGCCATCAAAAAGCTGGCGTAAATCGGTGCAGCTTTTGTGCAGTCGATGCGTCAGAAGTGTGCATTTCAGTCCTGCACAGGCCCTATAGAATCAGTCACTTGCGCATATGCAGGTGACTTAAAATCCGCCGGGGGCAACCCCATGCCGGTTCGATTCCGGCTCCGGGCACCACATCAGATCGCCCGCGAATAGCGCACCGGCTGTTCGGGCTTGGCCAGGTAACGATCGAAGCACATCGCCAACAGGCGCAGCAGCGGACGCCCACGCGCGGTGGCACGCACGACGCCGTCGCGGTACCCGGCCAGGCCATCGGCCTCCAGCGCCGTCAACGCGGTGAGCGCATCGGCGAAGTACTGGTCGAAATCGACACCGTGGCGTGCGGCCAGCGCGCGACCATCCACTTCGCCCTGGCACATCAGCTGGTTGATCAGCGCGGCGCGCAGCGTATCGTCCGCATCCAGGGTGAGCCCCCGCCACACCGGCAGGCGCCCGGCATCCACCGCCGTTTCCCAGCCCGGCAGCTCGCGCGGGTTCTGGCTGTAGCTGTTGCCGATCCTGCTGATCGCGCTGGCGCCCAGCCCGACCAGGTCGGTCTGCGCGTGGGTGGTGTAGCCCATGAAGTTGCGGTGCAGCTGGCCGGCGCGCTGGGCGCGGGAGAGGTTTTCATCCGGCAGCGCGAAGTGGTCCATGCCGATGTACTGGTATCCGGCCAGCGACAACCGACGCACCGCCAGGCCCAGCAGGGCCAGCTTCTGTTCCGGGCTGGGCAGCGCGGCATCGGGGATCTGCCGCTGCGCCTTGAACAGGTTCGGCAGGTGCGCATAGCCATAGATCGCCAACCGGTCGGGGCGTTCGCGCAGCACCGTTTCCAGGGTGCGCGCAAAGCCTTCCAGGGTCTGGTGCGGCAGGCCGTAGATCAGGTCCACGTTGACCGAGCGCAGGCCATGCTCGCGGCAGGCACGCAGTACCTCCAGCGTGGCCTCCACGCCCTGCTCGCGGTTGATCGCACGCTGCACCACCGGGTCGAAATCCTGGATGCCCAGGCTTGCCCGGTTGAAGCCCAGCGCGCCCAGCACGGCGATGTCGTCGCGGGTGACGAAGCGCGGATCCAGCTCGATCGAGAAATCGCGGCTGGCCGAGGTGCTGAACGAAAAGCGCTGGCGCAGGCCGTCGATCAGCTCGCGCATCTGGGCGGCGGCCAGGAAGTTCGGGGTGCCACCGCCAAGATGCAGCTGCACCACCTCGCGCGCGGCATCGAACAACGGCGCGATCAGGTCGGCTTCGCTGAGCACGCGCGCGACATACGCCACGCCCTTGCCATGGTCGCGGGTGATCACCCGGTTGCAGCCGCAGTAGAAGCACGGGCTGCTGCAGTACGGCACATGCACGTACAACGACAGCGGCAGCGCTTGCACGTTGCTGGCCGCGATCGCGGCGCGCAGCCCGTGTTCGCCGAAGCCGTCGTGGAAATGCGGCGCGGTGGGATAGGAGGTATAGCGCGGGCCGGGCCGGTCGTGGCGGCGCAGCAGGTCCGGATCGAAGTGCCAGGCAAGCCCGGCGGCGGCAGGCGAAAGAGTATCCATGGCGCCAGCGTGCGCGCCGGCGGGCGGCCCTGC